ATAGTCGTCATAAGAACGATAACCACTGAGGTTATTCGTCTCTTTTTTCTTTGATCCTGAATTGAATCGATCTTTTACTCCTGCCCAATAGTTGCTGAAAAAACTCATAATATTATTGTGTTACGATGTAATCGGGTTAGGTCGAAGTGCTATTGTATGTGAAGCCCAAGAGTAAGAAGAACCTCCGTTTTGGATAGTCCATGCGCTAGGGTCAAGCGCTCCATCAGTAGTTTTCCATACCTTAGACGCTATAACTGCACAAGTAGAAACAGAACCAGTATAAGAATTACGGTAATTAACATTAATAAATCCTGTTGGGCTAACTGATGCAATAGAAGTAGAAACATCATTAGAACCAGAGCCTAAAGATAAGATAACTGCACCTGCTGTTATCGGTGTTATAGCAGGGCTATTTACAGAGTTACCGTTAGATCCTGCATTACCTACTGAAGCTACATCTTCTACGTTACTAGTATCAACTCCTCTCCAAATAGTAACAATTATTGCGCTGTTTCCTGTTATTGTAACTTCTGCGTTAGTGTCAGGTGTTGAACCCATAACTTTATAGAAAACCGCAGAAAGTGAATCTACAGAGTCATTCCCTGCTCTTTGTATGTCTAATTGTGTATATCCACTTGTTGCCATAACAACGGTTTGAGCAAGCGTGTTAGAAGTTGCTTGAACAATAACAACGTCATCTTCGAGCGGTACACTTCCTATCCCTCCAGTAAATGAAGAAAGAGTTACAGTATTTCCGTCAGCATTATTATGTGATTTGCTTCCAACAAATTTGATAGATCTATTCCACCATTCATACCTATCCCAAGAAATTGAATATCCTGAATATGCGTTTTTCCTTATATAAAATCTATATACAAAATCTTTCTCTAATGTGGTAGGCGCAGTATCTATGAAAAAATAGTATGGCTCAGGTGTAAATGTTTCTGTGTTATCCATCTTCAATGTAATAATTATTTCATCTCTTGAAGTCATGTTTAAAGGAAGTCCAAGAGTAAATGTATCATCCTGAGCTGTTGCTTCATATATTAAAAAATTAGAAACATCAGGTATAAGTTCTGCTGAATATGATGTCGTGGTTGTAATATTTACTTTTGGAAACTTTGAAGGCACTACTACAAGAAATGCTCCTGTCTCTCCGACATCTGTTCCTGCTGCTATTTGCGCATCAGTGGCAATTTCTACTAATCCTGCAACTGTTTCGCTCGCTAACATAGCTCCAAGAAGGACTGCATCTTGTAGTTGTTTGAGTGAAGCAGGGTTTTGATCTACTGTTCCATCAGGTATGATAGGAGAAACATCAAAGGTTTTTACTCCTGTAATATTTTGAGCGCCTGCAATAAGTACTTGAAGAGCTTGTTTGATAGAGAGTTGCGCAGCAAGATAAGTAACTAAGGCTTTCTGTGAAGCTATTTTAGTATCTGAATCTGCAGCTAAAGTACCATCCGTATCTAAATACGTTGCAGGGATCGAATCTGCTACTGTTGCTTCAAGTGCCGCCCAGTGTTCGGCTGTAATGTTTAATCGTACAGGTTCTCCGATCTCGTGGGTTTGTTCTGTTGTTCCTCCTACTCCTCTAACCGTAAGGTTAATGTAATCTCCTGTTCCATCTGTTCCGATAGAATCAAAAGTTACGATTTCACGCCTTGAAGCGTTTCCAGGATTGATTACCATCCACCCTGAAGTTGCGAGGGCAGTAGGCTTTGCAGAAACATACATTTTCCCAATTCCTGTTGCAAGAGCTACTATAATTGTCTCTGAATAAAAGTTTTGTAATACTGTCATAATGTTAATTCTTAATACTGATAATTTGCCGACCACTGAATTGTTTCCTTGGTTGCTCATATCCCATAAGGGTAAATGCGCAAATAGTGAATGTTTCTCCTAATCCGTTATTCTTTAACCCTATTATATAGGCTTGTGAGCGAGAAAGAAAGGATATCCTTTTTTTAATAAATGGACTTGTGAGAACATTTTCTCCGAATGAATCTGCTACAAGGCTTTGCCCTGGAGGTACTTCACCGAGAGAGTTCTCTAATCCTTCAACTGCGTTCCCAATGTAAGCCGTTTTTACAAGTTTGGCTACAACATCGTTCGCTTCAGTAAGAAGGTTGATCTCTACGTTTGCTGTTAAATCTTTGAACTTCATATCAAGATATCGATAAATCCTGAATCTGTTAAAGCTTTTATCTTCGATCCTTTGGAAGAATACTTCTGAACTAATTGCTTCTACATCATCATTGAGCAAGGTATCATTCCATAACAAGGTTCTAAATGGCGCTATAGCAGTCGTTGTATACACTGAATCATCTATTTCCATGAATGAATTGACGCTAGATTTCATTCTATCGCTATATTTAGTCCATCGATTACCATATAAAAGATGGCATACGAAGGTTATATCGTTCTCTGTTGATACACTTCCTAGTTGAATTGCAAGGTAAAAACGTCTATTTGCATAGAATGTTTTAACTTTTGAGAAGTTTTCTACTGATATTCTTTTGATTGTTTCCTTAATATCCTCTGAGATAACTGATTTGTTTACTCCAAATATTCCTGATTGATTATCTACGAATCCAATAGCTCGCACTTCACGCCCTGTGAAGAACCAGATATCATTCTCTACCCATTTAACAGAATCTTTTGATGCTGCTCCATAGTTATTTGATTGAATAACAAGTTTCGGTACGAATAATGCTACCACTTGGTTATATTCGAAGATTAATTTCCAAATACTTTCCTTTTTGAAAAGTAAAAGAGTACCATAGTAATTTTCCATAGTTTGTGCGATATCAGTTCCGAGAGGTTTTACTAGATCTCCACCAGTGAATGTTGTTGCATCTCCGATATTAGAATAGTAATACGTTCCAGGTGCAGCGATTACTCCACAGACGAACATACGATCCTCGAATACTTCCATAGAAGTTCCTTTTGGAGCGCTTCCATAGAGAGTAAATGCTAATCCATCGAATTTCATGTAATCATCCACTCCGTTCGACATGAATAACTCGTTGTCATACGTCCTGTAAGCCCATTCTAGCCCTTCTTCATACGTTCCTGGAAGGTTATCCCATTCTGCAGTTATTTTCTGTATACGTTGCTCTCCTGTACCAGTTGAAGTTATATCAATTGCTGTTCCTCCAGAGGTTAAGGCAAGTTTGAAAGTATCTGTTGTAACATCTCGAACGAAATAAATTGTATCAACTGCTAATCCTGCAGGTAAAGTATTATTCGTGAATACGTTCACTTGATCTGTATCTACAAGTCCATGACCTGCAGAAGTACAAATATCTGTTACTGCAGCAGTAAATAAATATTTATGATGATATGATTGAATTTTTGTACCACTCATTGAGAGAATATAAGATTCTCCGTTATTTTTTTCGAAATGAAAGAGTGAATGTCGTAAATCTGTATCCGCAGCGCTAAGAAACGAAAAACCTGTGTCTTTCGTTAGGAAGCCTTCTTCAATGAAGTTCATGTTTATAGGTACTGAACGCCCTCGTGAATCATCGATATCAACGAGTTCCTGAAGATTATCATATGGAATTGTGAACAGGTTTTTACGTAAAGACATAATACTAAATAATTGTTATTCCATTAAACATGGTTGTTTCCTGAGAGTTCTCTTGGTATGCAGACAACATAGCCATCTTCTCAACGAGCATCCTATCGTAATCTCCCTTGAAGGATATAGCGAGTTCGGGATCTTGAAGGTCTTCTACTGCCCTGTATACCGCTCCATAGATAAGACATTCATCAAAATAAGGATGTGTTTCAGGGTCTTGATCCACTGCTAGGTTGATATATGTAGCATAGTAGTCCACTGAAAGGCTCGTAATAGTCGATTCTTCTGGTACAAGTACAGTTCCGTTTATGAAAGTACATACTTTATCGTTCTTTCCTGCTCTCCTGAAGTCCTGGAAGCCTAGAATATTGATGAAATTTCCATCTTGATCCTTTGGTTTGCCTAATTGAGTACCAAAATCAGAAGGAAGAGTTCCAATATTAGATGTAATAGCAACAGTACTCGTTAGAATACGAGTTTTTTCTGGTGCTTTTATCTGAATATCCTGGTATGTAAGGTTCAAATAGATCAATAGTGTATCCCCTTGAACAACTTCACTTGTTGATTCCAGGATTTTGATACGGATCACGTTTAATATATCTTTTGTAGTTAAATTACTCATAGTTTTTTAGGTGCATTATCACAGGCCTATTTATAAAACCCTGTATAGAGTTTCATAATAGAACAATGATTAAGCGATTGTCGCTCGGATCAATGATGCTCGCCCTCGGTTTCCTTCGAATACTTTTCGACCCCATACTAGCAATCCTTTACAGGTTGATACGAATGAGTTTGGATCAGTACTTGACGGTACAACTGAAGTTTTCATGATTTGTGCTGCGAACGCAAGGTATTCCTTTGTTCCTGCCCAGAACCAGTATCCAGTAGTATTATCTCCATCAATAAGCTGTGAACAGTATACGTTCAGGTTAGCAATTTTTCCGATTCGTCCATGCTTGATAACTTCGTTATAAGCAGTTTCGACTGCAGGGATAAATTCTGGTGCTTGTCGTAGGATTCCTTCAAAAGCTGCGTTTACTACAATGAATCGATCTGCCTTTGGTGTAAGGGCTTCTGTCATCTTAGTATCAAGTGATACCATGTATGAGTAAACATTAGACTTAGTAAGTGCTATTGGTGTTGCTCCATTAATGTTGTATGCAGTTCCTCCTGCAATAGTACCTCCTGTATAACCTGTTCCTGCTAGATCAGTAATCGTAAACGATGTGTTTGATGCTCGTGCTGTAATAAGGTAGTGCGTAGTGTGTCCTACTGCTTTGAAGTATCCTCCTACCATTGCTGCAGTTACTACTGTAGATGTTCCAGTTACTACTCCAGTTGTTGCCGCTACTGCGACTGTTCCTGTTGCGTATGCTGTTCCAAGTACGTTATCTCCCAGTACGTTCTTTCGAGCGTAGTTCAAGATGTCTGCATCCAATACTTCCTCCATATCCCGTTTAGCGTTTTGCGCATATTCGTTCATAGTATCGATATCGTTTTGTAGTTTATCGATATCATCAACTACAAATTTGAAGTATTTTTGCTGATCGATAAATAGGTCTTCACTAGTTGGGTTTAAGTCTTGTGTTGCGAGTGTCATTCCTTTCGTATATGTAGAAAGGTTGATACGTGCTGCTGTTCGCACAGTTACAGTATCACCTGATGACTTAATTTCCCCTTCGTACTTGGTATTTGTTACCATTCGGTAGATAGTCTCATTGTAGAGTACTTCTACTAGTTTCAGAGAAAATTTTACAGGCGTAAATGCTGCTAAGTTTTGAGTCATAATTATGTTGTAAAATTATTGATTAAAATGACAACACCATTATTTGTTTAAATTAACTTGCCAGTTGCTACATCCGCATCGTATTCAGGTTTTAAGGCCGCAAATTTAGATGGGTTTAGTGCAATAGCTTGCCATTCTGCCAGGGTTCGCTTTGGTTGTACTCCTGGTGGTGTACCTCCTGATCCTCCTGGGTTGTGTGGTTCATCAACACGTTGTTGCTTCTCCTCATATTCTCGTTGCGCTACTTCTTTCACTTGGTCGAACAAATGTTCTTTGGCAAGTGTGTTCAATAGTACATCGATATTATCAGGTACGTTCAAAGGTTTAAAGTATTTAGCCTTGAACTCCGCTTTCGATTGATTCAATTCTGGGTATGCAATCGCTACTTTAGCGTAACCTTCTTCCCATTTGGCATCGTTCTCACGCATTAATACATTCTTCATAGCAGGTGTATTCATAATTTCTGCTTTTGTTTGATTAACAATAGTTTCGTTATATTTGCGTAAGTTCTCTTGCCCTTCAGGAGAAAGATCATCATATCCCTCAAATGTTGGTGTGTCGTTACCAATGCTTTCTTTCTCGGCTAGTTTAGCTTCAAATTCCTGCTTTTCAATTTCCCACTCTTTCTTCTCATCGAGAAGATCACGAGCGCCCTTAGATGAAGCCCTAAGCTTCTCTTTTAGTTCGTCATTATCCATCTCGTCGTAAGATTTTGGTTTTTTGATCTGGTCTGGTGTTCCAGTAGGTTCGTTAAGGACTTCTCCTTCCGTCTTGGTTACATCGTCAAATGAATTAGGGTCGTTCGACTGTTCAAGGTTTGGTGTATTTGTACTCATATAAAATGATTGACTATCCGTCTATTTCTAGGTTTGGATACATTAAGATTTAATAATTAAGCTTCTTGTTCTTCTGCAGCATCTTCGATCAGTGTGATGATTTCTGCCATGTTCTTTGCTTCTGAGATGTCGATTTCGTTTGCTAGTGCAAATGCTTCTAGTTCTGATTTCTTCATCTTTCCTAGGTCTACTCCTTCTTCTTCTTCAACTTCTACTGCTTTCAGTTTAAGTCCTTTGAATACTTCAGGATCGATTGAATCCTTTCGAGCTAACATAAATGCTTTTTCGTCTGTAGTGTGATTTGCTTTAGCTAGTAACGATTCTAAGTAAGTTTCCCATTCTTGTTTTTCCATCATATAAATTTTAAATTAAGTGTTTAATAATCCCTCCACTTGTTGTTGCGCTTGTTTACGCTCAACTTCAGGTGTTTCGAGGAAGTTTGTGATGTTGGAATATACGTCTAACATCATTGACCAGTAAATAAGTTCTCGATCCGTTAGATCCGTTGCCTTTCGTAGTTTGTTTACTGCTCGTTCCCTAGCACCATAGAGAAACTCTTCTACATCTTTATCATTCAGTTTCCTTCCGATAAGAGCTTCTTTAAGGCGTTCGTATTCTTTTTCTTCTTCGCTATTAAGTTGGTTTTGTCTTTCAACATTAAATTTCTTCAGTAGTTTATGTAAAATGTTCATAGATTTATTGGGTTAGTTGTTGTTCCTGCATCTGAGCTTCCTGATCTACTGTTGCATCCTGTTGTGGTTGTTGCGGTTGCATACCAGTCGCCTGCTCTTCATAGGCCATTACTTGTTCTACTTCCTCATTAGTCCACTCTAGAGCTTCTAATTGCTTCCTACGAGCTAATTTAAGCGCTACAGGGTTGTTAGGGAAGTTAGCTGAAACGTATTGTGTCTTCTGAATCTCGAAATTATCTTCTTGTTCCTTCTCCTTCTTGAATACTGCAACACAGTTATAACCTCCTTTGTTTGACCAGTCTTTAACATCTACTTCTTTTCCACGATATTCGTTATCGCTTCCTTTCTTTGAGAGTGCAATCTTCCCTACTTGATTTGCTTCGAGTACTAGTAAGAATAGATCAGCAATTTCTTCCCATGCTCTTCGATAGTGCTTCATATCGACTGAGTTCATTGAAGTAGATTGTTCTAGGTTCAGTTTAACTTCTCCTAGGGTTGTGCTTGATCCTGCTTCTTGTCCTCGTTCAGTTGGTGTTTGTGCAACTGATGATTGTACCAGTGTCTTTAAGAACTCAATTTGCGGTGTAGTATCTGCCAAAGGTTGAATCTCGACTTGCTGAACCATTTCTCTTGGATCTCCTGGAAGACCATACATTCCGAAAGGTCTTGGATCAAAAGCTTTTGGAATAAACTTTCCTCCTAAAGTGTTATAGAAGAACATCCCGAAGTTTCTATATGCTCGGTTCTCGATGTCCTGTGAGAAGTAAACATTTACTACTTTGTTGATAGGTCGTACTGAATCTGCTACTCCATCGTTCCAGAAATCAATCAGATCAGGATCAGAAGACCATGTAATCAGAGGGATTACCTCGATTCCTAGTGCTTCTTTAATTGGTTTATCTACTAAACAGTACTGATCTGCTGCGAATACACGCATATGACGTACAAAACTAGTGCTTTCTTTATTCCATACTAGGTCGTATGAGACGTTTAGTTCTACTATTGCATCACTTTCAGTAAAGAAATCAGTCATATCTGCTCCCAGAACCTCCAGACGTTGTTTCTTTTGCTCCCATGATTCCCAAGCTTCACCTGCTTTAATAAGTCCTTCCTTTGAAGCGTAGTACATTTTTAGTTCTTCTACTGCTTTCTTATCGTAAGACTTGTTATTGATTACATCTTTAACTTTCTTGAAGATGTTGATCCGCATAACCCATTCATTCTTATTGAAATCGAAAGGATCAGAGTTCTTTGGTACTAATATATCATATGGATCTTCTACGAATATTTCAGGAAAGTTTTTTTTCTTATTCCATCCGATTCGTTTTATACTCCTCCCTTGAAGGCCTACGATCTTTTTATCCATTTGATCTAGGAGTTCTAGCTTGTTATCTCTATAGAATTTCTTCCATAGTTCACCAGTCATAATATCTTTATCACGATATTCGCTACCTTTCCCTTTGGCTTCGAATTTCATTTCTGGCGGTTCATCGATATTAGCAAGCCATGATTTCATAGTCTCTCTAATAATAGGGATGTTTACTGCCTGGCGCTGCGTTAGTCGATTACGCCTGAGTTTATCTCTATACATCTCGTAATTCTCGTTCCATTGGTCGAATCTACGCTGTTTAAAGTCTTCTCCTGCACGCTTTCGCCTACGATGGAGGTTTAATTTAACATCATTTGATTCACCTGTAGTAGTTTCTGCTGACATATACATATTATAAACTAAATACCTAGCCCTGTATCAAAGGGAAGTACTCCCCCTGCCTGATATCCAGTGTAATCTTTCGTATCCACTGCATAATCACGCATCTGCCAACAGATTGCTAGAGCAGTCAATAGGTCAAAGTGATTTGTAGCTTCCTCATCTCCTTTTACTCTACGTAATTTGTCCTTTGTGTAGATTCTCATCTCATGTAATAGGAATTTACAGGTAATTTCGAGCAATTCTTGGTTTACGGCTGTATTCAAGTCAAAGAACATCTTAGGCTTAGTAGCGCTGTTAGTATTCCAACCTAGTTTATCTGATTCACGTTCTTCTCCCTTCTTGTCGCTCATTTTCATAGTAAAAATCATATCTTCGTTGTATATAGTCTTTAATACATCAAGAGTACTTCTTCCCATGTTGTTATTTTCAACTGCTACAAGAGCTGATCCGTAACGTATTGCGCCTGCCTTGATCTCATATGCAAAGACATCTGGCTCTATTTTGTTATCTCGATAGATTGCTACTACTTTTGGTTTCAATGGAGTGAAGTCAATAACTACAATAGTCGAACTATCAAGCCCTAGGCCTTCTGCAACATCTGCTCCAAGAGCGTATCGATGCCCTGGTATATAATCTTCATAGATAGTCCAACTGTTTTCCTTGATTCCTTTAGTTCCTTTCGATAGTTCAATCATCTGTTGAATGATATTTGCATCGAATAGCTTATCTCCTGAAGAAACAAAGGCTTCCTCTGGTGTTGTAGGATACTCCTGGTTCACTGCTTTCCAGTCTCTACCTAGTGATTTCCATTTGGTGTAGTAATACGTGATTTGTAGATCAGTGAGACTATGAAGCTCTTGATACTTCTCGAACCTTTCTGATTGTTCCATCTCCTCGATAGGTATAACACGTTTAATCTTTGCTATTTCAGTATCATCCCAAGTCCAGTTGTAGAAGTGAGCTTTAAAATCTGAAGCCATTTGAGGATCTCCTGCTAGGTATGATTCCCAAAACATATCATGGAATTGCCCTTCTTCTCCTTCTGCTGTTGATTCTATATCGAATCTTCCATCTAAAGGTACTGCAGGTATCGTTCCTCTAATGATTTCTCTTGCCTTCTTAGGGAAATCTTTACATATCTTTCCGAACTCTGATACATGAACTCGTGAGAATGTACCTGAACGCCCCTTAGTACGAACCTTGAATGATGAAAAGATTCCGTTAGCGTGTTTAAATTTAAGTGTATTAGCTCGTGCGATCTCTAAATCCCATAGTATGCGTACATCTGGTGATATGTTATCCCATGCTAAACGTGCTTTCTCATCAAAGATATCTACTGCTGAATCCTTATCAAAGGAAATTAGCAGCATATTAAAGTTCTTTTGAGATAGACAATCATCAAGTGAATCAACTGTTTCATACGTAGTAAAGCCTAACTGCCTAGACTTCAGGATAATATTCCTTGTATGTTTATGCTCATCGAAGTGTTCTTGCGCTCTATTCTTCTTAAAGGTAATCATTTGATTATTCCTATTACGAATCTTGTATAGGTTCTTCATGCGCCAAGGTTTACTTTTGAGTTTTTTGATTTGTTCTTGTGTAAGCATAATATTTTGCTGAAAGACTAGGACTCGAACCTAGATAGCCAGTACCAAAAACTGGAGTCCTACCGTTAGACGATCTTTCATTACTGCATGAGCAGTGTGTAGGGTAGGTTCATAACAGGAGACCTACCCTACACGCTAACCACGAGTTATTCCTCGTTTTTAATTAGTTTAACTGCTTTGTTATAGCTAATTATATTCCCATACATATCACTAGCTAATAGTTTAGCTGACCTGTGAGCTATCATAAATGCCTTTGTACGGTCTTTATAATTACTTTTGGCGTATTGATACTGTACTCGATATGCTTCTACCTCCTGGAGCAATCTGAACTTTTCATCCTTAAAGTATTTCTTCCACCATTTATCCACTCCCATAGTTGTTTGTTGTTCTATATGCACCTTCTCATGTGCGAGAATATCATCATCCATTGAACGGATTGAATGGATCGTATCTCCTACAGTAAATATAGTTCCTTTAGCAAAAGATATTCCGAAGAGTTTCTTAGCTTT